CAGCCATTTGCTGTCCCCCTGGGTATGCAGGTTGATGTCGATGGCAAAACCGAAGAGGTAATGTACATTGGACGTCTGGATAAAGTTGTCAACCATAGGGAACAAGGTAGACTTATCGTTGAGCATAAGACAACCGGATGGTACGCTAAAGAAAGCGGCTTTCGGTCCGATTACCTTGAGTCTTTTAGCCCAAATTCTCAGGTTGATGGATACCTCTTTGCGGGAAACAGTCTCTATAACCCGGGTCCTAGAGAAATCTGGGTGGATGCCGCCCTCACTCACAAGACTGTCCACGACAAATTCAAGTTTATACCAATTAACCGTCAATTTGCGCAACTCGATAATTGGCTTACCGAAACGAGAGTCTGGGTCAGACGGATCATAGCAGACACTTTGTTGCTGGAGCACGATGATGGCACAAAGCCGATGGAAGCCTTTCCAAAGAATACTGGAAGCTGTCATACTTTCAGTGGTTGCACTTATCGCGATGTTTGTAAGTATATGCCTGATCCGCGGAGGGTTGGGACTCCTAGCGGATTCCGTGTCGAGAAGTGGGAACCCTTCGATCTCCTCAAGATAGGTGAGATCATGCAAAGGAAGGGTCTATGAGCGAAGAACGCCGTAGAGGCTTTGCAGAGAGAATTCAGCGAAAAGTTCTTAGTGAGGTTAGGGACCTCTTGGAGGGAGATACCTTCAATGAACTTGATGAGGTTCAAGCAACTAAGATTCGAGAACAGGTAACACAGGTTATCTTTGATATGCTGGAAGCGGAGATTCCGTGAAAATTCGTATCGAATCGGATGAAGCGAAGACTTTACTCAAGCGTCTGATGGAACGTTACCTCCCTGAGATTCAGATTGAGAACATCAGTTACAGTGACTGGGATGGATTTGACATCGAGGGCACTGCTCGTTGCACTATCAAACCTGAATATCAGGAACCACCACCTCCCCCACCTGCGCCTGTCCCTCGTCGTGTGACTGACGATGACGGCTTTGACATTCCCTTCTGAGGTGTATCATGGTTGAAGATATCGTTCGAGTTCTTCGTATTGTGGAATATGTCGGTCCACGCAATTGGGTAGAAGCTACAGTCAATAATTCTATCCACGGTGAACGGCGTATCAACACCAATTCTGTTATCAAAGCTGCTACTATCGGTAGTTATCCCGAAATCTTGGAGTTAGGCAATGGCCAAAGCAAGAACAACCCTGACGATGCAGATCAGAGTCAAGTTGCCGGTGAACATCAACGCAGCTGACATGATGAACTATGTTCGATCTATGCTTCAGACTAGTGAGCCACCTAAGGACCAGGCTCCAGTCGATCATAAGAAAATCGCTGATGCAATTGCCAGCGAAGATACCAAAGTGTCTCTAGTTCAGAAACTTACGGAGTATAAGTAATGCCTCGTGGTAAGTATGTGCGTACTAAACGCAAAGATCCAAAGAAGTTATCCCTCAAGGAAGCTCGTGCCCTCAAGAAGGCTGCAAGTGTAGTACCTGCGGTCGATCATCAGTTTGATAAAGCCGAGCTGGCACAGGCTGCTGAGCGAGTATTCAACGCTCCATCTCGTCCCTATCGTAACATCGTGACCATCATTCAGAACAAAAACGGTCACAACTCAACCAATTTTGACGGTACAAGTGAACTTCTCGAGGAAGTTGCCGCTCGTGTAAGGGTAGGTAATCCCGATGCCTATCGCATCACAGTGATGGAAGTCACCGTCAGTGCAACTGCTTCCTTTGTTCGGGATACGGACCCACTCTAATGCCCAATGCAAAAGACATCGACATCAACCAAATCGGTAAGCCCAAGATTATCTTGGTGGGATCTGGTGGTGCTGGCAAGACGAGCCAGATTCTCACCCTACCAGGCAAAACTTTTGCGTACTTGTTTGACCCGTCTGCTCTATCTGCGATTCGTGGCTTTGATGTTGAATACGAAACGTTTTTTGCTACGCACGTTGATATGGCTGCTAAGTCGCTAACCAAGAATGTGGTAAACGATAAGAGTAAAGCAAAGGAAGATGCATCCCAGGTATACGTGAATTGGGAAGCTGATTTCGAAAAGAAAACTCGTGAGGGATTCTGGGATACTGTAGATAACGTTGTTCTCGATAGCTTCACGACGTTCAGTGACGTAGTGATGGATCGTATCTTGAAGTTGAACGGACGCCCTGGTCAATTCCCCCAGCAGGATGACTGGACAGCACAGATGAGTACCATTATGAACGTTGTTCGTACCTTCGCTGGTATGAATAAACTTCTGTTGTGTACGGCACACGATAACTTCAAGCAAGACGAAGCCACCTCTCGTATGCAGAACGTAATCATGCTTACTGGCCAGCTCCGGGTTAAGCTCCCTCTGCTGTTCAGTGAGATCCTTCACTTGGAGCATGTTGCCGATACTAAGGGTAGTGCCTACAGGATGCAGACCCGTCCTGACCGCATGAACCCGAACATTCGTACCAGCATGCGAGGCGTTGAAATGTACGAAGATATTACAATAACTGATTGGAAGAACCCAACTAAGTATGGTCTGGGTAAGTTGCTTAAGGATAAGCTTGGATATACCGCATCAACTGGAGCTAAAAGTGGAAGCTGAAAAGCCTGCTGAAGAGATTGCCCCTCTCACCGAGGAAGAAGAAAAAGAACTCGAAGAGGGTCTCGAGACTGACGATGATCCGGATGCTGATGATGAAGATCTGGACGATGATTCTGACGAAGACGACGACGAGTAACCAAGGAGATAACGATGAGCTTTATTGAACTGAAAGGCATTGATGACGTTTCTGAACTTCCCTACGCTTCAGAGGGTCGCTACGATCTCGTAGTCACCAGCTCGAAGCTGAAGGATAGTAGCGATGGCGAGGGTAAGAACATCCTGGTCGTTGTCGAGATCGAAAACGCAGACCGCAAGTACGCTCCGATCTTTACGTACCTGGGTCTTCCGCGTGGTGATGATAAGGACAAGGATCATCAGCGGTTGCTGGGTTGCAAGCGGTTCTTCCATCAGTTCGGGATTCCGATGGACAACGGCGTCGAGCTGGAGCAGATGGTAGGTGCCCGTGCTCAGGGCAACGTGGCCATCGACGAGTATCAGGGCGAGAATAAGAACGTCCTGAAGGTTGATCGTCTCCCGATCGAAGGCTAACGGAAACGGAGGGGGACCAGTTACTGTGAACCAAGGCGAGCCCGATGGGTGTCCTGGCACGTACGAGCTGGTCCCTCTTCTTACTTTCTGGAGATGATATGGCAACTGAGACTGGAGGCGTAAGAATCTCTTTCGAGGTACCGAAGGAGGTTAATGATAAGCTAACTGCAATGTGTCCCTGGGGGACAAAGGCAGAAGCTGTTCGCTCATTGATCGAAGTGCTCATAGAAGCGCAGTTAAAAGAAAACGTTTACATTGTGCAGGATCTGATTCGTGGAAACTGCAAGTTGATAGTGAAGGACAGAGGTGTTCAAAATTTGAACAACCCGGTGCAATCATGACCAAGAAGATTGACGACCTCTTCGCATCCTTCACCGACATCTCGTTTGATGAACAACTGGAACGTATCCGCACGGCTAGACACAACCGTACGATCGAACGTCCCGTCGCTGCAGTTAAGCGTGTAAAGAAGGAGAGCAAGAAGAAGGAAAAAGCAAAGACAGACGTTAGCAAGATGTTGCTGAGTCTGCCACCAGAAAAGCGGGCTGAGTTAATCAAGAGACTTCAAGAGGAACAGAAGAGTGGAAAATAGAATCATTGGCCAGGGCGTAGTGGCACCCGATCAGATCGTAATCGGTACACGATTCAGGAGCGACCATGAGCTTGACGAAGAGTTTCTCGAAAGTATCAAGGAAAAGGGTATCCTCCAACCAGTCACAGTCGATCAGCACTGGAACTTGGTTGCTGGCGGGAGGCGTGTTCATGCTGCTATTCACCTTGGCATTACTATACCCTATATTCAAAGGGTCACCGACGGCGAGCTCGACCTGCGTGAATGCGAACTAATCGAGAACGCCTTCAGGAAGGACTTCAACTGGATCGACCGTAATCGATTGGTCAACAAGATCCACGAGTTGATGGAGGAAAGACACGGTGGAAACTGGTCTCAGAGAAAGTCGGCAGACTTGCTCAATAAAAGTGTTGGGGGAATCAACCGGCACTTGGCTCTCAACAAGGCAATTGGACATTTTCCTGACTTGGCTAAATGCAAGACGGAAGACGAGGCTGTCAAGTTGTTCCGTCGTCTGTCCGAGAAGGTTGTTGTCAAGGATCTTGTCAAGCAGTCCACGGCCAGAACCGCTGAGCAAGAGACAGACACAGAAACTGATGACGAGGAGGGCAGAAAACCGAACGTTCCTCTGGGGGTCCAACTTGCTCTTCGAGCTAACAATCACTATCGAATCGGCGACGCCCTTGCCGAAATCGAAGCGATCGCAGCAGAGAACAGGGTTGTCAACGCCACCTTTGTCGAGGTCGATCCCCCCTATGGTATTGATCTTACTCAGCAAAAGAAAGGTGATGTCCATACTCTGGGGGAGTACAACGAAGTAGAAAGCAACGCCTACCCTGCATTCCTCAAGCGCCTGCTCAGTGGCATCCATAAGATTACACCCCCTGACATGCGAATGGTGTTCTGGTTCGGAGTGGAGTGGTACGATGTCTTACGAAAAGCTCTCGATGAAGTCGGTTTCAAGTATGATTTTATCCCAGGACTCTGGGTTAAACCAACTGGACAAACTGCTGCCCCTGATCTCTACTTGGCAAGATCGTATGAGACTTTCCTGGTATGCTGGAAGGGGCAAGGAATTCCCCTCCACAAGCGAGGACGTAGTAACGTCTTTGCTTTCAATCCCACTGCACATACATCAAAGTATCATCCCACCCAACGACCAGACGATCTTATGGACGAAATCCTCACAACCTTTAGTTGGCCAGGATCGCTTGTCATGGTGCCGTTCCTTGGTAGCGGAGCGACGCTGCGTGCTGCTTACCGGTGTGGAATGCAAGCCTTCGGATGGGACCTAAGCGAGCAGTACAAAGAAGGTTTCCTTGCGGCTGTCGAACAAGATATGCAGAACCATGCACTTGATCATGTCAAAGGAGTAGATTAATGGGTCTCGAAGCTAATGAGTACCCCTTGGGTCTATTAGATGGCCTACAGAAAGGGTGGCGTGTTATCCCTGAACGTGGTATCTTTGCTGATACCAAGGGTATTCAGCTCCTCTACATGGCACACGAGAAGCAGGATAACTATATGCCAATCGCCGTGACTATGCCTCCTTGGCTGATCAATTTGATCCGCGAGGAGAAGTCTCGTGAGAAACACCGTATTCAAGAGGGAGTTAAAGAACTCCTGGGGATATCCCGATGAGTGAACTTCGACGTTTCTATAAAGACATGGACGGGGAAATGTGTCCAGTAGAGAAGGACACTGATCCCTATGGTGAGTGGGTCCGCTATGAAGATGCTCTCGAACTACAACGTTCTCTCACACGAGAAGAGAATGCTCGATTAATTCTCGCCAACGAGAATCTCCGTCTAATCGATGTAATTCGCACCACTCGTGGCTGCTCATCTGGAAACTGTGAGGAGTGATATGGGTACTAAAGCTAGTGAATGGTTCACAGATCCTGCTGACCTTCGCCGTATGTGTGGTGATGCCAACTCAATGGCAAACAGTGAAGCGGCACAGGATTTCGCAGCGGATATGGTAATCAAGGCCAATCGCCACGGCCTGGATATGTATCTATCTTTAGGACAACTCGAGTGGTTGTGTAAGCTGGCGGATATCGATGTCCCCAAGAGGGTGAAGCGATGATTCCTCAGTTCATGTCAGTTACTCACAATCCACCATATACTTATGGCGACTGCTTCCGTGCATCTATTGCTAGTATCTTAGAGATTCCTACAGAAGAAATTCCACATCCCTATCAAGGTGGTGAGGACGAGTGGGAAGATCGTTATGCTAATATGCTCGGATGGCTAAAAGAACGTCATCAAATCTGGGTCATGTTCATGAAGGTCCGTAAGGAGGATCTGAATGATTTCCTTATGTCTTACGATGGCTTCGTACTCCTGGGCGGACGTTCACCTAGAGGTCCCCACCTCGTCGTGGCGGATCGTAATGGGATCGTGCACAACCCGAATCCACTCAATGATGGATTACGGCCAGATGAAGATGACAACTACAGTATCGGTTTCCTGTGCCGAGGTATCCGATGAGTTTCATTGACATACCTGATCTTGAACCCCAAGACATTATGATCGTGGGTGACTGGTATGATACCACCTCGATAAAGATCGGTCGTCAGTTTGGCGTTGCTCAGGAGGGTGCTCTCGAACAGGGACTCCACATGGCTAACCTGACGAAGAGTGAGATCGGTATGGATGCCGTCCTTCCTTACAAATCCAAACCTGATGGATTCTGGGTAGATCATGACAAACCCCACAAGCGATACTTTACCGACGCAGGAAAGGCAGCAGTCACAGCTTTACGTCACCGTCTGGTGCAGCGAAAAGCTAAGGTCGTCGTTCCACTCGGTAAGTGTGCAGTTCAAGCCCTCACTGGCCGCACAGATTACACTGACATTCGCGGATATCCCTTTGGCACAGAAGACTTTTTAGTCATCCCTTCTGTCCATCCAAGGGATATGATCTGGTCCAACTATGTGTGGCGTTTCTACCTATCCAACGATTTAAATAGGGCACACAAGTTTGCACGAGGTATTTATGGCATTCGATATCCTGACCTTCGAATCCTCGATACATTCCCTTATGCAATGGAAATACTCAAGAGAATCGAATTTAGTAATCGAGTCTCTATCGACATTGAGGTTTCCAACTACGAAGTTAGTTGCCTCGGATTTTCCACTGAGAAAGACATCGGATACTCTCTCCCTATCGACAACCGATGGAGTGATATTGAGGAAACTCAACTGTGGAACGTAGCGGCCAGGATCTTGGGGAATCCATCTATCACGAAAGTCGGACAGAATTTTATCTTCGACACTTACTTTCTCGCATACCGTATGGGCATCATAACTCGTGGCCCTTTGCAAGATACGATGATGGCACACTCTATTCAGTACCCGGACTTCCTCAAGGGACTCGGCTTTCTTGGGGGAATACATACTACTTATACGTACTGGAAAGATGAAATGGATTTCAAGAACATCAAGGAAGAGTCATGATAGATCAAATCGGTATTGCAGTTCTCGGTGTAACAGCCATTGCCCTAACACAAAGTAAGATCGAGAGTCGCCGCAAATGCGCTTGCCTGTTTGGTATATCTGCTCAACCATTCTGGATGTGGTCGGCTATCAGTGCAGGACAGTGGGGCGTCTTTTTTCTTACCTTCCTCTATGGGTGGGCATGGGGTAAGGGTGTATGGCAATATTGGATTAAGCCGCGAATGAAGGGGACAGCATGACCTACGTGACCAGCGACAAAACACTGAAGTACAACGCCAAGGATGCGGCGGCCACCTTGATCATTGCTGATGAAGTGATCAAGGAACTTGGTACGGATCACCGTGCTACCTATGAACATACCATCAGTATCTTCCGCCCACTCCAGTACATGATGATGCGTGGCGTACGAGTGGACCAAGACGCACTCGCCAAGATGAAGGTACGCATCGAGATCACTATCAAAGAATACCAGGATAAACTCAATGCCCTAGCCGGGAGAGTCCTAAATGCCAACTCATCGAAAGACTGCCAAGCCTACTTCTACAAAGAGAAAGGCGTCACCCCGTACCGCAAGTACAATAAGAAGACGCAGAAAAGTGCTGACACTCTGGACGATAAGGCCCTGCAGAGGTTGGCTCGTCCCACATCTACGAGACGGGGATTTGAAGAAGCTAAGGTTATCCAACGGATACGCCAGCTTAGAAAGCTCAAAGGTACGTATCTCGACATCGTATTCGATAAAGACAACCGTCTACGGTGTAGCTA